TTGGCAGAGCAATCTGATAGAAGTCAAAATTTTGGCGTTTCAAAGTCCAAAGTCAAATTTGACTTCTCTACCGTACGTTCCCGCGTCATTCCCATCCTCAAAGGCATTGAAGTCAAAATGTATCCTGCCAAGATAGGGCGTGCCCGTGGATGGAGCAAACAGCACGTCGATTACTATGTTAAAAAGATGGAAAAAGCAGGTTTAATCCGCCGACTGAAACGCAGCAACTTTGTCGATTATGAGTTAACGGAGAAAGGTCAAAACTTTCTCATATCATGTGAGGGCGTCCTCTTTAGCAGCGGCGTCTTTCGGTTGCACCGATGTTTTTTCAAATATCCAGTTTTACGAGAGGGGGTTTATCCAATGGGCGATTTTAAGCGGATTGAAATGGTGAACTGGACCGCTCTTTTAGGCTTGGAACAGGGCGTTAAGGTTAGGCATACGACGACGTCTTGGATTGTTCATGTGGAGACGCTGTACGGTCGCAGTCCAGGAGAGCTTGTGACTTTAGCTAAAAACTTGGCTGACCGAGTAGCGAAGGGTCTGTCCAGTAAGTATGGCTGCGTTTTGGGTGAGGGGCAGATTAACAAGCGTCATGAGTTGGGTATCGATGACCCAGTCGCAAATTTGCTGAATCGCTATTTTACTGTGAGTTCGCCAAAGCGGGTTATTGATGATAGCCCGGGAGAAGACGAGGGTGAGCTTGATCATCTTGGCCGTGACGCTGCAGTCGAGTATTTGCTGATGCCGGAGCGCGTTAAAAAGTTGGAGGGGCAAATGGGCAATGTCCTCTATGACTTGGAGAAAATCTCAGGCAGCCTAAGTAAGCTAGACAAGATGGGCTATGACATAGCAAAGGTTGCTGAGGTCCTGTGTAAGCTTGCGAGTTCTGAATGTAGCGTAGGGCAGACGCCGATTGAGGAGGGCAGAAGATATGTCAGCTGAGAAAAAATATGAGTTAACTCCTTTTGGCAGGTGGGCAACCCAAGAGGAAAGAGTAGAGCGATACAAGGAAAAGCTCACGCAAGAAGAACAGCGTTTTGTTCTTCAGCAGGTGCCTAAAGAGCTTTCAAAGAAAGATGCGATTCAGCTTTTGAAACTAATGGTTAAGGCTGGCATCTTAGTGGAGGCATAACAAAATGGCTGTGGAAACCTGTTCAAAAGCCTTTTCAGCAGTATGCCGAGGGCATGGAAAAAGTCCATGCTTTTCAGAAGTTGCTTTTCTACGGTTGCTTGGAGTAGATTACCGAGCGCAAAAAATCACGTGCCTCTATGGAGCGAGAACCTTGGAGTGTGCATTTTGACATGGAAACAAGCGATAAACCCGTTCAAAACATGCCAATTTCAGCCCAAAAACCGCCAAAAACTAAGCGTAGCCAAGCCGACAAGGTGGGGAAACTCAAGTACCTATTGGCCAAGGACAAGAAACTCGACCGCGACGTCGCCGAGATAAAGCTACTGCTCAGGGTTATCTTTGCTGGCCTGAAGGATTCACTGCACTTTGAGAAGTCACTTATTGAAGAGGCAGCCTGCGAAGATGAGGTTGACAGGGCTATTCTTCAGCTGCTGTTTGAAGCAGGCGCGCCTGGATTGCTGCCCAAAGACATAGCCGCCAAACTGGCTGAGTTCAAGATTGCCCGCCATCAGGTAACTCGACGGATTGTTCGCATGAATAAGCGGCTGGCTAAGGAATTGGATTCGGCGGTTGTTGAGCGGCGGGGTTGGTGCTGGGCTATGACAAGCTTCGGCGTAGACGCCTACAAGGCATCAGAGAAGGACTTGCTAGCCGAAGGTGTGCTACTTCACGCTTCTGAAGAGGAGACCTAACTTATGGCGTTGACCGAGCGAGAGAAGAAGATTTTGCGGTTGAATGCAGAGGGCATGTCTGATTACAGAATTGCCCGTAAGCTAAAGATGGAAACACCGAACGTAACACGATCTAGAAAGAATGCTCTAAGAAAGCTTGAGTATGCGAAGGCTGATTTAGAGTTTGCCGGTAATCTAAAATCTATTAGGAATACAACTGTAGCAGAAAACAGAAGTCGGCCATAGAACCGAAATAGGAATGAATGTGCTTAAACTGGTGTTTTACTTGAGTTGCAGGCACAAACTTCGGCAATTCCCAAGTCTTTCATTGTCCAGCGAATTTTAGATAGGAGTATACGCTCTTTGTAAATTGGAGCATCTTTGCTATTGCCGTCGGAGAATTTAACTTCCATGATCGTTCGCTCCATCAATAAATTGAAATTTCTCGCCTTTATACGTTACTAACCCAATTCTAGCTTTTCCTCCAACAATGGGTGCACCAACCGCGAAACGATGATGGTTAACAACCATTTCCACGAGAAACTTTACGTAAGCTACACCTTCATCCATTGGCATTGCTTGAAAGGGTACGCCGTATTCATATTTGGCAAGGATAGCATTAATTTCCTTTTTTTGTTGTTCGGTCGCTTGAACACCAATTAGAAGATTTTTTTCAATATATCCGAATAATTCGTTGATTAAATTTCTGTCATAACCCTTGGTATACCTGAATATCGGGTCAAAAAGTGCAAACCAATTGCTTCCAAAACTGCCTTTACCTTGGCATACCTGCGCTGAATTAGGTTGATCATTAATTGGAACAAGTATTTGCCAAACCTCGGATAAGTATTCATGGCTAGAAAATCCGCCAACGACTAGACCCAGAATTGGCTTCTTTTCATTCGGTATCTCTTCAAATTTCTTTTTGTTCGCTTCTTCTACGAGAGGAACCAACTCTTTTCGGTAATGCTCAACGAAAAAAGCTCTAAGTTCCTCAGCAACCTGTTCTACAGTTGAGTCTCCTTTAACCACATCATGCGGATTTTGTACTTCGAATTCTTTTATGTAACTACCAATGTTTCTGGCACCGATGGAACCAATTCCAAAGATTGCAATTCCGATAGGCTTAGTTCCAAGTTGAAAGAGTTTTTGGGCATTTTCATAAGTCTTTAAAACGCCACCAGTAGCGTCATTTACTGTAACCGCACTATCAACGCCTAATATTACGCCTTCTGGTAAATTGCAAGAGACTGCAACTGTCATGGAAGCCACCGTTAGCTTTTCATGTCATTAGACGAGACTTAAAAAATTATCTGTTTTGCCCTTAAAAAGGTCGTATTTCAACAATGAAGCGTGTATATCTTGTTTGCGATATTGTCGTGTTTAGGCTCTCAAGCCATTAATCCTTAGTTACGGTTGTTTTTGCGATTAATTATGTCTCAGGATGGTGTTGGTTGTAAGGAATGCAAGCGGCTTAGGGAGCATGTAGCTTCTCTTTTGCCTTTCACTGTTCTTGAAGCCCTATCCGGCAAACCATTGAGTATTCGTGGCGTTGCCATGTGTAGTGGCATGAGCCGAAACCACAACATCTACACCGCTGAGGAGCTGCAAGCATTCACAAGCAAATTGGCAAGTGCTCCAGTCTACATTGAGCATGTTGCCGTTCCCAATGCAATCGGCAAGGTCACTAAAACCGATTGGGATGGTTACAACCTCTGGTATGAAGCGGAAATCTACGACGAGGCAACCGCTGAGAAAATCCGCAAAGGCCTAATCCAGCACGTAAGCGTCGGCGCAGACTATGAAGCCGTCGATCTCGTGGATGGTAAGGTTCCACATGGTTTGCATAATGCCGAGTTAAGCCTCGTTGCAGTGCCAGGTATTCCCGAGACTAACGTGCAAGTTTTAGAAAAATTGGCTCAAACAGAAGGCAGGTTAACTGAGGCGCAAAAAACCATCGAGGACCTACGCAAACAAATCCCGGGTGGCGGCTTGCTCAAGAATCCTCCTAAAACGATAGCTGTTTCTGAAGCAGCCAAAATGATTGAAGCCGTTTTGCCCTCAACAATGGTTCAACGAAGTTGGAGTTTAGGACCACAACGCATGTGCCAAGAACTGCGTAGAGTAGTTGTGCAGCTAGAGCAGAAAGGTGGAGGTAGCTAGCTGTGTTTATGCTCATTTTTATGAGGGAGAGTACCAAAGGACGAACTTTGGGAAATTCAAAACAGAAAATCGAATTGATTAGATGACTGATAGAACAAGCAAAGCTTGGATGGTTGCAGGAGAAACCGACGACCCAAACGCCATAATCGAATCTTTTGAAGCCGCCGCCGGCATCACCAAAGGCTCACCCGTTTACCTGAGCGCTGACGATAAAGTTTCGGCTAGCCCAGGCGGAGATGATGCTATAGGTGTTGCAACTAAAACGGTGCTGGCAGCGGAAATGTGTCCGGTGCTTAAACGTGGCAGAGTAAAAGTCACAGCAAACGGCGCCATAACACGGGGAAAAGCAGTTTGCGCGGCGGGAAGCAACAAAGTAGCCCCACTGGTTGACCAAGCAGTCAACGAAGGCGGCGCAGCAACCTACACCATCTTCTACAACCGCAAACTCGGCACAGCCCTAGAATCCACAACCACCGACGGCGACTTGCTATTCATCGACGTGGAAAAGTGATAGGCATTGAAACCGCGACTTTTTGAAGCTCTAATGGCAAAGCAAAACGACCAACGCGAAGTCTATGAGAAGCTCAAGCAGAAAACCGACCACCCATTCCTCAAACGCTACGCCCAGATGGGAGTCAAAGAAGGCTTCTTCAGCGACATGACAAGCGCCCTTGGCAGAATGCACGACACCATGGTGGATGCAGCATGGCCAGAGCTGATTGGCAGAAACATAATCACCGTCATGCCAACCTCTGAGGCGATGGAACGTTTTCCACTGGACGCAGGCGCAGTTGGCTACCGCTACGCCGAAGGCGCAGTAACACGGCTAAGCTCAAAGAAACCCTCCACAGTAGACATCTACACAAACCAGCTAGCCGAATCCTCCGATGAGTGGAGCCGCGAATACCTCGAAGACGCCACCTGGAACGTGATGAGCAAAGCCGTCGACAACGTAGGCAGAGCCCTTGGACAAAACGAAACTGAAGTAATCTTGGCGTTGTACGCTGCAGTTCAAGCCGCAGATTTAGCAACAGGCGCAGAGTTAGCTGGCGGCGGTCTTGTCGCTAGCTGGGCATCACTGTTGAGTTTGCATGAAGCAGTTCGAAGAGAACACTGGCGCCCCAACGTGCTAGCTGTCAACGAAATGCAACTACACCAGCTGCTAAACGACGACAAATTCGTAAAATCCGTCTACCTGCCAAGCAGCGAAACCGACATCACACAAGGCACCATCGGCAGCGTACTTGGCATGACAGTACAATCAAGCACTCTGGTACCCAACGGAACCATGTATGCAATTGACACCCGAGTAGCAGCTGTTATGCTTCTACGCCGAGACGTTACTGTTGAAGACTGGGAAGACGTCAAAACAGGCAAGTACGGCGTCCGTGGCACCACACGATTTGGCGCTGGCATCCTTCGCTCCAAAGCTATTGCCCGAATGACCAACGTAAAGCAGACAATGACCTAAACTGCTCCAACAACAATTTTTCCTCCCTCTTTTTTGGGAAACAAAAAACCTGGAGGTTATTCCTGGCATGAGTAATGTCTTAAAAAAAATCCGCGAAGTACTCTCCTATGCACCCGCTTCAGGCGTAGCATCCCCAAAGGACAGAGTGTTCTTTGACACCTCATGCATCCCACTCGCCGACGTTATGAAGCTCTATGACAGAGACCCAACATGCAAGAGCAGCGTGGACTTGTTGGCGGCTTCAACGGTTGGCATGGGCTTCTACACCACAGTTGACGAGAAATACGACAAAGCCGCAGAGGCTAAAGCAGCAGTGGATAAGTTCTGTGAAGACGTCAACCTTGACGGCTTACTAAACGACATGGCCAAGCCACTGATTGCCTGCGGCAACGATTTCTGGCTAAAACTCACACCAGAACGGCTAGCCGACATGTTGCGTATGCCGATTGATTCAATTCAACGCATTGGGCTAAGCTCTGTTCCTACGCTAAAGCTGCCCTACAAAGTTACGGGTTACCAGCTCCAAGCCACCTACAGCGGAAACGCTGGAAACGAGCTAAAACCCGAAGCTGTCATCCACTGGCGCTTAAACGGGGATGTTCCGTCTGGGTTTGGTGTCGGTTTGCTGCAGGTTCTACTGCATACTTTGACCGTTGACACGGATAAGCGCCCCTCGTATGCTTGGATGAAAGCCAAGATAGAGAAGATTCTGCCAAACATCTTCGTAAAATATGCTGGACCTGACGTTGTTGTCCAACTTGAGGGCCAAAAAGAAGACACCATCAAAAAGTACGAGAGCGCAATCAAGAATCGCCCAGAAGAGGGACAGTGGCTTTTCAGCGGCGCCAAATCAGTCGGCGTCTACCCAGTATCCATTGACCCAAGGGCACGCTTCGAGTACTACATCGACCACATGGTAAACCAATTCTACCTTGGATGCGAAACACCATTGCCCCGGCTGTTTAGCACTCCAGGATTTACCGAAGCATCGGCAAGGGCAGCCTTAGACCTTCAGGACATGCTCATAAAACCCGTCCAGCGATACATCAAACGCCAAGTTGAGAAAGAAATCTTCGCTGTCACGGTAATGCAGGCTGGTTTAGATGCCACTAAAGCGAAGGTTAGACTCAATTTTGGCAGTCCCGAAACACCCGAGTTAGTTCCTACCGATCTGATTAGGGCTGCTGAGCTTGGGCTGGTTAGACCGGAAGAATTCCGAAAGAACGCCATCAAGTTCGGCTGGGAACTCTGGGAACAGAAACAAACTATGGCCACGAGTAAACAACAGACCACATAGTTATTCTATAATGGCATTGAAAAACCGTTATTGTCCAGAATCTTTGACTGGGCTTAGTCAAGAAAGTTTGACGAAAACCCTTTTATCATTTCATTTTTCGTTTATTAATTATGGATGGCATAACCAAAAGTTTCGCTTTAATCCTAATTGGCATAATGGCTATTTCGTGTATGAGTATATTGACGGCAGAATATGTATCCGCTCAAACAACTAGACCATCAGTACCAGAATTCACCGCAAGATTGACAGCGTCTTCACTGGAAGTAACTATTAAGAATCAGCCACTAACGGGATTTGATGGCATTAATGTTAGCAATCCACATCTCTACTATGGATTCCGATTTAAAGACCCTAATAGTGTGCCTAATAACTGGGAGTATGTACCAATGTATTTTGTAGGCACTTCATCTTATGGAACGTATTATGAAGCGTCTGGTTCAGACTACACAATTGTATCGTTTTCATTAGATGATTATCCCTTTGATGGCATTAATCATCACACAGGAATCTCTAAGAATGGACCAATAGACATGCAAGTTATAGCACTTGTTGGCATTGAGATTCCAACCACTGAACAAAATGGTACCGTATATCGGTTTGAGGGAGAAATAAGCGATTGGAGTAACATACAAACAATAACCTTACCAGCAAGTTCTAGTTCATCAACGCCAACTTCTCCAATAGGCACCATCAATACCGGTCCTCATACGCCAGAAACAGAACCGTTCCCAACTTCAGTTTTAGTTGTCGCTTTGATTCTTTTAGCGGTTACTATAGCATCATTTCTGCTTTTAGGAAAGCATCGAAAAACCGCTAACTTGAAGCAATGACCTTTTCCCACGCTTGGGTGTATTTGGCTTATATGTTAAGTCTTTTATGCGCTTCATTCTGTAACCTCAGAATTGCTTGAGTTTCAGTTACTTCGGCTATTGTAGATACATTGTCACGTTTGCGATATTATCGCGTTTTGGCTCTCAAGCTATTTGAACTCTCAGCTGCAAGGGTTCATGGGATTGTAGCTTGGCCGCTGTCTCTGTTGAGGATGTTAGGGATGTTCTCCATCTTAGCGATTCGGACATTTCTGATGTTAAAGTTTTCAAGATGATTAAGCGTGCAGAGGTCACTTTAGAGCTTGAACTATCCACTGACATAGATTACCAAAACTGCAGCGACGCCCAAAAAGAAGCCATCACTGTTTTGGCGGCCATTTACGCGGTCTGTTACTTGACTGGTGGCTCAGCAATCGGCTTAAACTTTAGCGTCGGCGATTTGAACAGTTCCAATTCTTCATTGCCAAGCTTAGCCGTACTGCAGGCAGAGTTTGAGCGGCTTCTCGCAGGCCTAAAAACACCTTATGTGGGGAGCGCTTAGCCATGGGAACTGTTCCTGAAGCCTACTACCAATTCATCATGGAGTACGCACCCAATGTCTATGTTATTCCACCCAGCACACCCGACCCAGCTTACGGTAAGGGAGTTTTAGCGGCTAGCTTCGCCATCGACTTCCTATGTGAAGCCCACTCGTCTCTACAATTCGAAGACAGAAAGGCGGCCATCTATGCTAAAATCGTGAGCTTAGCGGATTGGGTTCTAACCCAACAGTGTCTCGACCCAGCACGCAAGGCTTATGGCGGATTTAAAAGCGCAGAGGACAGCACCTACTATTACAGTGTAGACGCCTGCCGAGTCATACCCTCACTGCTCAGAGCGTATGAACTCACCAACGATTCCCGGTACTTGGATGCTGCAAAGCTAGCCGGCGGAACATTTCTCAAAACCATGCAGGACCAGCAGGCCTACGGCGGCTTTGCCCGGGCTGTGACAATTGGCGATGCGTGGCTTCTGCAATTGGATGTTGAGTGCCTCTATGGTTTGATTGGCTTAAAGATGCTAGCCGAGAAACACGACAGCCCAAACGCTTCGATGTACCAGAGCAGTGTGAGCAAAGCAATAGGCTTCCTCCGATATGGTTTTGAAAACCTCTGGTTAGACTTTGATCATGCAGATGGCAAATGGCACCGAGTTGGCTTAAGTGAGAATGAGGTTTACGATGACCCGTTCGCCTACGCCCTGCTCGGTATGTATGCAGTTGAGGGTTGGAGTGTTAGCTGCCAAAAAGTCTACAACGCCTTAAACAACATTCGGGCTAGCGCAAAATACCCAGCTTATGACCCTGCAGTCTGTTGGGCTGGATACATTGACGTCGTTAGCCGGTATTCAGCTTGCGACTACTATGATGCAGTTACGAGCGGGATTCTTTGGAGAGTCCGTAGCAACCATGATAAGCCAAGCCTAAAGCTAAGCGTGGAAGTCATCAGCAAACACGCAAACGAGTTCATGTTTTGGGGCGCCAAACACACAGACTACAGCTATGTAGAGAACAAGCAGGCATTGGTCACCGTTTGTTGGCTAGCCGAGCTTTTCCTCCATTACGAGGAACCAGTAACCCAATTCACAAAGATTCTGAAGAGCAAAGGCGAGGCGGTGACGCTTTATCCTGTTCGAGAAGCCGCTGCAACAGTAACTTATGGCGAGCCATTGGATTTGCTTGCCGTTGTTGCCTCACTCAAAGCCGAGCAAGTCATGTTGGAAGCGGGCTACTATCTAAACGACTACTTGGCCTTCTACACATTCCTTCCCGTCCGAGTACACGACAAGATAAGGCGCCAGGGCGAAGACTATGAAATCCAAACAGTGACGCCCTTCACGTTTGCCAATCAGCGGTTCTACTTCAAAAGCATAGCAAGGAGGCTAATTGCGAGTTGAGCGAAGCAGAAAACCCAGTCATAACTATTCTGCGCTTAATCGAATCCCGAATAAGAGTAGTCAAGGATGACGGCGGCTTAGCCCGTATCCTTTGCTCACAGGCGAATTATGACCGAGAACTGCTAAAAGACCACGACGCCCAAATCACAGTATCCAAAACCTCGGAGCCCTGCCAAGCCCAGAAACACACCTTAGACGGCAAACTCAGACGCCGCATTTACTCCCTCCGAGCAACCATTACAACCGTTGACAAGCCATTCCCAAGCTCTGACGCTGGCAGAGTTATGCGCGACAAAGTCCTTGAGCAGTTGCTGCTGATTATTGCTGAAAACCGCAATTTACCGAATAGAACTATCTTCTCTTTTAATTTTCTATATGATTCTTCAGTATTAGGCAAAGCCTTTGACGCCGCCGCTTCAACTGACCCTGAACCTTCAAGTGTCTCATGGAGCGAACTCAATAACGAGGGGTATCCGAAGCTTTGGGCAAGCGACGACCTGAGACACTCAAAAAGCGCAACTGGCAGTGGCGAGTTTGCGTTTATGCTTTTCCGCTTCAAAATAGGCGCCAAAACGGGAGAGAGCCGAAACGAAGCCAGAAAGCAGTGTTTAAAGCGGGTAGTTTTGGCTTTTGAGGGTTTTGGGCTGTCTCCATCGGGATACGGCGTTACCCTAAAAGTGTGGGATAATGTGGCGGGCGCTTGGAACAACACGCAAACCAGCGTTTTAGGAACAGATGAAAAAATGACTATCGATCTAACAGCAAACCTCGCCAACTACGTCAACGATGACGGTTTCCTGTACCTGATGGCGCGGACAACCAACCCATCCGACGGGGCATCGCCTGCCGTTCTGAACTGCGATTTTATCCAAGCGACCGTTGACGTGCGGGGCATAACCTTCTGCGACATCCACAGTTACCGAGACGTCGATGTAGTTGACGTCAAACCGTTTCTCTACACAGAAGAAATCGTAATCGTGGCTTGGCTGTTCGAGTCAGTTGCCACTTCATAGTTACAGGTGAAAGAACATGGTGGACACCTACCACTCAGATCAAGAAAAGTTCTATTACGTGCCAGAAGGCACCTTTGGCGTGGTTCCGGCTAGCCCTGCCATGCTTGGGCACTCCTGCAGCAGCTTAGACCCCGACATAAACCCAAACAACATCAAAGTCTCGGGCACAGGCTCCGTCGATATTGTCTCTCTTAAACGTGGACTCAGACAGCCGCTTCTAAAAGTTAAGTACCCTATTCCGTCGGATGCACCCATAAACCTGCTCCAGTACGTCAAGCAGGAACTCAACGTTAGCCTTTCCCTTCAAGTGCTCTACTACAAAGACCAATTCGCCTTTGCCACCGACATCATAAGCATACTCTACAAGGGCGCCAGATTCGACAAAGCCACCTTAACATGCGACATAGACGGCATTTTGGAGTGCGAAGCCGAGTTTCCAGCCCAAGACGTCGAAGTGGGCACAGCAAAAATCACAGGCGCTTCTTACACTGATTATGCCGGCGCTGTTTCTGGCGGCGAGAGTTATGTTAAAATCGGCGGGGTAACCTGCGAGCGGGTGACTTCTTGGAAACTGCAGATAGACAACAGCTGCAAGCCTGTCCCAGTTATCAGGTCAGTTAACGGACATATCGCCAAGTATCTAACTTGGGGCAAACGGCTGCTGACTGGCGAACTGACTTTTGAGTTTGAGAGCAAGCAAGAAGCCGACGATGTCTTAGCCGACACCGAGCAATCCAGCTTAGAATTTGGATTAGGCGGCGCCAACAAAGTTAGCATTGAGCACACCAAATGGGACGACTTCTCGTTAAGCGGCAAAGTCGAGGACCTAATCTACGCTAAGGTTCCTTTCACGGCCAGAGGACCGCTCACGATTTCATAGTAACAGGAGGAGTGAAGAAATGGAAGAGATGAAAGTTAAGGAAGAATTCCTTCGGGAAGCTGCCTTGCGCGGTGAATGGCTCAAAATGTGGGAAGCAATTGGCGTTAGAATTCTCAAGCTGCCCGAGTGGATGCAAGGCATCGTGCTTGAAGACATCAACACAGCCGTCAGAAACAGGGTTGCAACTATGGAGATGATTGAAAATGCGCACCGAAAAAATAGAGCTTGATGAGCGCTTCGGCGAAGAATACAGAGGCACCTATACCTTTGCCGAGATAACGTGGGCTAAGCGGAACCGCATCATCCAGAAGCATACCAAGTACAACAAGCTGTCCGGTGACGTGGAGAGCAGCGACTTTATCGCAATTCAAGCGGAGACCATCATGGCTAGTATGCATGGGCAACCCCAAAGCCGCCCCATCACGCTTGAAAAGCTACTGGGCGAAGAAGACGGCATACCCATCGAGCTTGGGGAACTTTTCTCTAAAGTTGTCAATAAGCTAAACGGCATGTCGCGGGAGGATTTGCGTTTTTTACTAGAGCAATTAGACGAGGAAAACCGCACAGCGCTCTTGTCGAGTTTAGGCTATGCCAAACCTTCCACTGGACACCAACCCAGCTTGCCAGACAGCCAGCCCGAACAGTGCAGGAGTTCTGCCACATCTTGAACGTAATGGACGAAATCGCTGAGGAAGAAAAGAAAAAGGCGGAGCGTGAAGCAAAACGGCACTAGAAATAACCTGCAGCATCAGCGGCGTAGAAGAATTCAAAGCAGCATTGCAAAGGTTAGATTCGGGGATGCAGCGTGAGGTTCACCGATTTTTGGCTAGCTGGATTGCCGATGTTAAAGCTCAAGCGGTTAAGAATGCGCCGATGGTTACGGGTTATCTTCGCAGTACAATTTATGGTAAAGTCAAAGACTGGGTTGTTGATGTCGGAGCAGATGCAACTTACGCCTTGTTCGTTGAATTGGGCACAAGGTACATGCGGGCAAAACCCTATCTTTACCCAGCCATCCAGCAGTATCTGCCAGAACTGGAAGCCGTCATAGTCTCAGCCATAAAGCAAGCTAAAGCGGAGGCGGGGCTATGAGTTTCCGCGAAATCGCCGTAACTATTCGGGCTGTTAACCGTGCAAGTAACGAGTTTGGCAGAATCCGAACTGACGCTGAAGCCCTAAGTGCCCGTGTTAAGAGTTTGGGCGCTGCTATCGCTGGCATCGGCGCTTCGGGCATGGCTATTGGCTACATCGCCAACCAGTTCGGCTTGCTAAACGACGCGCAAGCTAAGGTGTTCAACAGCGCAATGATGGTTGTCTCAGTCATGGGCACATTCATGACTACCAGTGTGGGCGTGGCTGTTGCCCAGAAAGTGTATTCTGCTGCTTGCTGGGTCGCCACAGCTGCACAGAACGCCCTAAACATCAGCTACGGAACCTTCTTGGCCCTAACTGGGGTAGGTATCGCTGTTATAGCGGCTGCTGCAGTTGCAATGTACAGTTTTGCCAACAGCATGAATACGGCAACGTCAAGCATGCAGAACTTCAACGCCGCAGCAAGCCAAACCACAGTTGCGACACGGGGTATCGTGCGGTCCGGTGACATGGCGATCTATCGTCAAGGAGTGGAGGACGCATGAGCGAACCGGCAGCGCCCTCCGTCACTCTTTACTCTGGGGTGACAGGCGGTCCAATCGATCAAGCCGACATTTTGGAGCTAGCCGTGCATTTGGGCGGAACTGAGGAAGTCAGCAGCTTCGCCTATCGCCTACAGAACTGGAATGGCAAATACAGCCCCAGCGGCTCACCGATTGCGCTTGGCGAAGACGGCTACATCATGCTGGGCAGAGGCGCAAACTGTCCCCAGTTAATCACCACAAGAAACGAGAACATGAAGTTCCAATCAAACGCAACGGAGCATTATGTTACTGTTTCGGGTCGTGATTGGGGCGAGCGGCTATTCCGCGAATACGTCACCGAAGGCTACGCACTCATGAAAGGCGAAGAAATCGTCAAGCACCTCCTCGACTACCATTCGGGGATTCCGCATGTGAGAGGCTCGACGGAACTGGTGGAGGACACCGATACCACTTTCACTCGCTTGGATTTTGAGAATAAGCAGGCTTGGGAAATCCTAAAGCAAATCGCTCAGGACAGCGACAAAGCAGGCGCTATTGGGTACGATTTTAGGGTTGCACCGGATGGGCGATTCGAGTTTTTCCATAGGGGCGCCAAAACAAGCTCTGTCAGCTTGGTGGAGCGGATTGAGGAGGCGGAGACGGAGTCGGATATCCTCTCGGTTAGAAACAAAGTTACCATTTACGGCGCCGCAACCAAAAGCACACCAGTTGACGTTGACGAGACGGTTGAAAGCCTCAACCCGGCGAGTGGTTACTGGACGGGGTACGGCGGCACTCTTTCCTTAGACGCCGCTTTAAAGTATGGTTCGGCTACCTCAAGCGTCAAGAACACGACGGGCACAGCCTACAACGCCGTCAGCATATTCTACTTTAATGCAACCGTTAACGGCAACAAGTACCCCAAACTGTTTTTGGCGTTGCTGCGAGATGACCTTGTCAAGTCGGATGGGTTCTTGGTTATTCTGCATGATTCTTCATCGCGGGTTTGTGGCCGAACCCTTCCAGCCGTCAACAGCATATCGTCAAGTAATGATTGGTCAACCTTCCAGTTAGACGTAGGCGTCAAGTACGCAATAGATTGGGCTGCACCTGCCGATTTCGACTGGGCGAACATCCGCACCGTAACCGTTACAGCCTACCTTGTTACTCCGGGCGTGAGCGGTCAAGTTTGGCATGGACAACTCTACTTCACAGGCGCCAGATACAGCAACGTACAAACCGACGCCGCAAGCATCGCCACCTACGGTGAACGCCAGTACGTGGACATCGTCGAGGACCTCTACAGCGACAACGAATGCATGCTCAGAGCCAAATCAATACTGGCCTACAAGAAACAAGCCAAAACCTCACTTGTCGTAAAAAGCACCCTAATCGATTACGGGGACTCGCCCATTTTGCCCGGTGACATGATTTCGGTAACTCTGCCAAACGAAAGCATCTCCTCGGTGAGTTTTCTTGTCAAAAGCGTGGACTATCACTTGCTGGCAGAAAACAACACGCTAGACGTTACTTTGAATCTTGGTTATCAGAGGCAGCTGATGGCTGACTGGATTTACGCCCTAAGGGCTAGGACGGATGCCCTAAAGGCGAGACGGTGACTTAGAAATGAGTAAGCAAATCCTAAAACTCTTTGAAAACATCAAACCCGGCGACTTAATCGCCGTTGACTGGTGCGACGCATCGGTCGGGAAAAGCAGCGGCTCAGGCATGACCATCGACGTCCCCGTAAAAAGCTGGGGCATATTCGTCGGCTTAATCGGCGACAAAATCAAGCACATCGTAATTGCTCAGAACAGTTTCCGCTATGCCGATGGTCTATTCGATTTAGACTACACCGCCATCCCCATCGGTTGGGCACTTGGCGTCACAGTTCTGGTTAAGGAGCATATTCCGACGGATTCGGCTAGTAGGCTTGTTAATAGTTTCATGATGGGCGGACACCGCTCCATGAATCGCCCAAGAACTTTCCGAAGAGCACTCGCGCAGCGGAGGCTAAGCATCGATGGCAGACCCAATTAAACGCGCATTGACTCGGAGACGCTTTGAGAGGGGGCGCTACATCGTTGAGGAGCCTTCTGCTAAGCTGGTGTTGGGCGTCAAATTCGCCATAGGCATGACGGCGTTCATGTCCGCTCTTGAACTCGCGCACTTGGCGATTTTGCATACTTGGAACGCCGAGATTTTTGCTTCCATCACGGGATTGAGCGGCACGGTGATTGGGTTGTTTGTGGGGCAGAAAACATGACTAAGGGCAAACCATGGGCGATTGATGAAATTCGCCAGCTTCGGGAATTAGTTGACGAGGGTAAGAGTGTTGATGAGATTTCTCGAATAATGGTCAAAACTCTCGATTCTATCAAGCAGAAAATGTTTGATCTTAAACTGAAAGAAAAAAGAGTTGGCGGTGGCACCACTGTTTTTTCTTCTTCTCTCGAGTTACCCAAAGACTTGCCCAGTGTAGAGGATTCGCTTCGAACACTTAGCGCTGCTTTGAAGGCATTGGAGACTCCTGGGCTTGATCAATCTGAAGTGCTTAGGCTGCGGGGAATTATTTCAGGGGTTAAAATCTACAAGGAAATTTTCGCTGATTTTCTTAACTACAGTGAACTTGAAAGACGGCTGGCTGAATTGGAGGGAAAATATGCGGAACTCGCCAAGAGTAAAAAGCCCAAGACGGATGCATCTGCCTGATTATCGTCAGCTACGTGACTCTCTTGAGAACTTGGCTAGCGTGCAGCAGGCTGAAGAAGTCGCAGCCGTTAACGAGGTATCTAAGAATACGGTGAAGTTTCTTGAGGAGTACTGCAAGCTTAAGCCCTACTGGTACCTACTTGAACTCGTTTCGTCTTATGAGAAGTTCCAGTTTAACGCTGTCCGATGGCCAAGGCAGACAGGCAAAAGCACAGGAATCGGAGCGCTACACCTAGCCGATGCATGGAACAACCCTGATTTGAACATAGGGTTTGTTGGTCCAAGCTGGCGCCAAACCAAACTCAACATCAGAAGGATAGCGAGTTTTTGCCGCAATCTTCCTCAGCAAGGATTGCATGTGCAGAAAACCAAAATCTCCTTTCCGAATGGCAGCGTGATTGAGGCTTTCCCAAACAACCCCGATACAATCAGGGGCAACACGTTTCATCGGATTTGGTGGGATGAAGTTAACTTCACAGCCAATGACGAGGATTTGTATGATGCGATTCTTTTCACGCTTGGCACCACTAACGGCAAGCTGACAGCTAGCAGTACACCGTTTAACACTGATGCTCTTTTTTGGAAGATGTGCAACCATAAAGATTACGCTGACTTTGGGCGGTTGCATTTTGGCTGGGAGAAGGCGCTGGAACCTAATGGTCCGCTTAAGCCTGCTATTATTGAGAAGATTAAGCGCCAATTCGGCGATGATCCTGCCCGTTGGCGTCGGGAGATGGAGGCGGAATGGGCGGAGGATGAAGATGTTTGGCTTGCTCAGAGCCTTATAGTGGCATGTGTGGGCACGGTAAAGAATTGTGGTTTTGACCTGCAAGAATTCAATCCGGATGCTGAGTGTGAAGGTGACTTCTTTGCCGGACTGGATTTGGCACAAACCCGCGATTACTGCGTGCTCTCGGTGGTTGAGCGGTTGAATGATAAGCTGTTTCTTCGGCATCTGAAGATTTTCCAGCAGCCCACACTTTACGCGCAAGTTCTCGGCTACCTCAAAGCGCTGCAGGACAGATGGGGTGGATTCCAAAAAATCAGAGTGGACTTCACACGGGAAGGACCAAGCATCATAGCCGACATGCAAACCGCAGGAATCGAGAACGCGGAGGGCGTCAACTTTAGCGTACCAAGAAAAAGCGAGATGGCAAGCCTACTGAAGCAGCGCATGATGAACAAACAATTCTACTATCCACTGCTCCACTGGGAGCGACCCTACAGAGGCGACCTCTGCACCGAGTTAAACGTGGAACGCTATGACCTGCGCAAAGACGGCGCCATAGGCTACTCGCACCCAAACGGCACCCATGACGATGTGTTTTGGAGTATCGCGCTAGCCGTGTTTGCAACCGTGCAGATGGAACCCGAACCATTCCTAACAGTCATACCGAGGTAATCAAGAAATGAGGCGACAAAGAGACTTTCGCATAAAGCAGTTCCGACGGATCTATGACCGGACGGAAGGCAAGTTCACGTTCAACATAAGCTACGAAACCCATACTAAACCGACGCCAAGAAGTTTGGTTGTGGCTGAAGCCTTCGGGTTAGGCATCGACGATGCTCAGCGCTTCAAGGTGCTGGATGCTGAGTTGAAGATTGGGCCTCAAGATATCGTCTACATTACGGGTGATAGTGGTAGCGGTAAGAGCGTTTTACTGCGAGCAATCAAGGCGGACTTGGGCGAGGAAGCCATCGACCTGTCAGATGTGGCAGTGGATGTTGAGAAGCCGTTGATTGAGACCGTCGGCGCCACAGTGGAAGAAGGCTTGGAGCTGCTAAGCAAAGTCGGCTTAAACGATGCTTTCCTTTTCCTGCGCACTTACAGCCAATTAAGCGATGGCCAACGGTATCGCTACCGAATCGCCAAACTGATCGAAAGCGGCAAGCAATGGTGGCTTATGGATGAATTCGCCGCTTGCCTAGACCGAGACACCGCAAAAATAATCGCCTTTAACTTGCAGAAAATCGCGCGCCAACAGGGCAAAGCAGTCATAGCAGCAACAACCCACAGCGACTTATCCGAAGACCTCAAACCCAGCGTATTAGTCCGTAAACGGTTTGGGGAAGAAATCAAAATCGACTACTACCCAAACACTCCCGCAGCCGAATGCACCCTAATCAGAGAAATGCGGGTTGAAGAAGGCACCAGAGAAGACTGGCAAAAACTAAGCAGCTTCCATTACCGAGGGCACAAGGTTGCGGTTCCACGAAAAATCTTCCGTTTGGTAAGAGGTGATGAGCTCTGTGGCGTTATCGTCTATAGCTACCCGCCGCCGGCATGCTATGGAAGACGAATGGTACTGCCGAGAATGACTATTCAGGAAATGAACAAGCAACTCAGCATTATCAACCGAGTAGTTATTCACCCAAAATACCGCACGGTAGGTTTAGGCGCCAAACTCATCCGTGAGACGATGCCACTGGTTGGCACCAGATACGTTGAGTTGATAGCCGTTATGGCAAAGTATAGCCCATTCGCAGAGAAGTCAGGCATGCAGAAAATAGCCCAACAACAAACGGTCGAAGGTATATCCAGCGTTTCTAAAGCGCTCTCCGAATTAGGGTTTGATACGCAACTCTTAGCCAGCGAACGATACGTCATGACAATGCTTGAAAGCCTGCAACCAGAGCAGATCGATAGACTTAAGGAAGCCTTCATTAAAAACAGCCATACACGCTTTAGAAGGGAATTTGCGGCTAGCCGACATCAACCCTTTGGAAAAGTCGCTGATTACGTTAACTCTGTGTACAGAGCTAAATTGCCTGAACTGGGTAAACTAATAAAACTGGTGGGAATGCTTTCTCAAACAAAGGTCTATCTTTTCTGGGCAAGCCCAAAAAATAATCAAGACAAAATGGCGTTGTAGAAGAAAGGATCATGCTATGTGTTTAACCCTATTTTTTAGTTTAGGATGAAAACTTTACGAAACGCTGTGGAAAATTTTACTATAATCCTATCGCGTGAATTTATTATTTATCGAAGGCTAAACTATTTCAACAGGCGCTATATACCCCATCTGAGACCCTGTTTATTAAGCCATTTTTTTACTAGATTTATTAGAGCACTTCTTAAACTGTTGTAATTGACGCTTTTAATTTTTTATATTACTAACATGAATTGGACCGTTATTTACAACAAATTGATATACTTCCCATTTTTTGCCATAGAGCAAAAATTCCTTTCCATTAAAAATAATGGAGTGAATATCTCGGCCTTTTGGGGTTTTCAAGCTTCATCATTTGTTAATCTGTTTATCAGCATTTATGGGTTACTAATTTGATCTCATTTCGTACAGTCCAATGCATGCATTATTATGTCATCAATTTTCTCTTCAGTAATCTTGTAGTTTATTGGAAAATCTATTTCCTTAAAGCACTGCTTTACAGCTGAATTCATTTTCGTCCATGCTTGGCCATCTGTTATCCAAATTAATGTTAAATCACCTTTTGCTCGAACCTTGCGCTGTAAATCGATGTAGGCGTTAGCTACTTCGTAGGGCTTACTACCGGTTGTGTTATAAAAATTGCATTCAATAGCTATAAGTGGTTTTCCTTTGGCGGATATAACGAAATCAGCGCGTTTATTTCTTTCTAATTGAATACTTGCATCTTCTTTAGTTAATTGCAGTCCATACTTTTTTACTTTCTCACTGAGGAGCAAACCCAGTAATTGTGAAAAGATATTTCCGCTTCTATTTTTTCGAGCATTAGAGTCTAAGCCTACTTCGACGCCCAATAGATACGCATAAAGATCATTGATTTCATTGAACAAGGCAAGAATGCCGACCTTCTCGCAGAATTGTACAAGATTAGTTGCTTCATTCGGACTAATACCCCTCAAGTTGAAATTGAAAAGACTTTCAGTTGCCTTGCTGCCTATTTCAAGTATAGGGATACTTTTCTCGCGGGTAGCAATAATTAAAGGCAATATTGGAACTGTTTCAGGATATTTCAGGAATATAGTTTTTAATTCAGCCTTGCGCTCGCTGGGCGGAATCTTAGTTAAAGAGTTCAAAATACTAATCTCTTTTACTGAATATCTCAAGTTATTTCGAACTTTTTCCCATTCTACGAAATACCCGTATGTCCAGTTTGTCTTGAGAAGAGATGAAAAGAAGTAGTCAATATAACTGTCCTCGTTTTTAAAACCTAATATGTCGCTTCTAACCATAAAGTTCCCCAAGCCCTTGTCTACAGTCAAAGGTAAAAGGCTTATGCAATCATAATCTATACAGGCGATTGAACGACATATGCTGTTTTAAAACCAGAATCATAGAAAAAGATGAAAGCACTACGCCTGATTCGAAATGATTAGCTCCGTGTGGCCTGTACGCAAACTAGCCTTACTATTTATGAACCTATTAGCAGAGACTTGCCTAATTTTAAAACAATCCCGATTATACAGGCGTTTAATTTCGGGTACATCAGAATTGCTAACTAGAACATGGCAGTGCATTTTATGCAACTTTAAAGCAAGATCAGCCAAGTCCTTCTGATCTGCAAATGAAAAGCCATCCTTAGTATAACTCGTAAAATTAGACGTGGAATTGACTGGCTGATAAGGCGGGTCAAAATAGATAAAGTCACCCGCCTGAGCTTGTTCTGCAACCTTTCTAAAGTCGGAGCATTCAATTTTCGCTTCGCAATTATTGAGCGCTTTACTTACCGCTCTAAGGTTTTCTTCGTCGCAAATGTTGGGGTTGCTATACTTACCGAAAGGAACATTGAACTTATTTTTACTATTAACTCTATACAAGCCATTAAAACAAGTTTTGTTTAGAAAGATCAAGCGTGCAGCTTCGTCTAAATCCGAAGAGGGTTCACTAGCTCTAATTTTGTAGAAATAATTCTCGGGAGATGCGTCATAATTCACTTTATGATCTTGTAATGACAAAATTAATTCATCGATTTTTTTCTCAACAATATTATAAGTAACAATCAGTTCTTTGTTTATATCCGAAAGAACAGCTTTGAATGGCGGGCGAGTACTTGCCAACCTGAAATAAACTGCAGCACCACCGAGAAAGGGTTCAAAATAAGTCCCAAACTGTTTGGGAAAATGCCCTTCTAAAACCCCGAGGAGTTGCCGTTTACCTCCAGCCCATTTAACTATTGGTTTTATATGGTCGATTGTAGGAATATCAGGAACGAGCGGTCCAAACAT